TCAACACGGCGGCTTATTTCTTCAGATATCCAATCTTCTACTTCCGATATGGTTTTAAACCTTTTTTTGGTAGGGCTGGTATCCAGCCAGTCAACTGGATAAGTTACTTGATATTCAATAGTCATAATGTTTCCTTTTCATAGTTATGTTTAAATTCAAGTATAGGATAAAATAGGCCTATTGCAATAGAATAAAAAAAGGCCGCATTAAGCGGCCTTTAATGGTTCATATATAAAAGGATCTAAGCGGCTACGGTATCCAATAGCTGGCCAGCCTTACGTTCCAGATCCAGCCTATTATCTTGATGCGGAATATCACGCGCTATAGCTGTTATAGCATTGGACGCGTCCCAGATAGTCTTTAATGGTTTTTGCTCTTCTTCACCATGTCGAGAATAAGCGGCCTTAGCCATTCTAGCGGATAGGCCAACACGCTTTTGAAGAAATTTTAAAGCTTGCTCTTCATCTTCCGCTATTTGAGCATCTTGTGCCGCTTGTATACCGTCCAGCACCTTAGTAGTAGATCCATTACTAAAGGATCTAAGCGCTGGCTGGGCTTCATCACTAAAACGTTCCGCCGCGAATTTGGTATGTCTAATAGTGATTTCACTAAAATCTTCAACACCCCATGCGTAACGGTTCTGACACACGCCGCGCATATACATGGTTGCTATCTTGCAAGACTTGGCGCCTACTTCGCTATTTGAGATATAAAAACCCCTAAATACTAGATCTGGCTCACCATTAGGAAGCTTGCCTATTTCGATAGGGTTAAGATCATCTACTAAAAAAATAAAAACATCTCTATCAGATCCATAGATAGTAGTGCTCTCATTAGTCACAGGCGCAAAAGGATCATAGACGGCCATGCCGCTTTCAGATCCAGTTATATAACCGGGAATTTTAAACTTGGTAGCGGCGGCTATTTCTTGCACGGCGGCTACTATTTCCCAGTCATATATTCGACCGTATTCGGATCCAGTAAGAGCTCTTAACTGGCCTTTTGTAGATTTATAAGATTTTACCAGCTCTTTATTTCTGTTTTCTAATAAACCCCATTTAACACAGTCCGCCGCTAATGGCGCTGGTAGATCACGCAAATAGCCAGCTGGCGCACCAGCTAGACTACTGATCTGGCCAAAAGACCAATGAGTTGGAACGGCTTGATGTTCCTGTTTATTCTGATCAGTAAATTCAAGCGTTATCTTGCCTTGTCTTATATCGTTCTCATCTACATCACCGTTAATATGTAAATTCTTAACGTTAAGAACGTCCGCTTGCATCATCTGATAATCGTTAAATTTAAAATCACGCAACGATTGCAAAGTTGTAAAGCGTTCATCAGCTGGCCGCCGCGCCCAGTTAGAAGCAATTAACCCAGCTTCGCTACTAATACCATGCGTCAACGCATCTGTTTTATATGTAAATTCGTTCATAGTTTTTTCCTTTGTTATGTTAAAAAAGCGGACTGTTTTACCAGTCCACCCCTTATATCGCATATATTCGTATACTTTTCAAGAGTTAATTTTTCAGAAAATTATCTTCTTCATCAATGATAAGATTTAATTCTATGGTTTCCGAACCGTCTACAATAGAATGATCAAATTCTTCCCAGCGTATTTTGTGATCTTTGTCGCTGGGGTTCTCTTGCGGATCACCGTATTTAAGAAGATCATCAATCTTTGTAGGGCTAATTCCCGTCACATTAATACGATATTTTATAGTGTGAAGTTCCTTAACAATAGCTTCTACATATAATTGTTTCATTTTTTACCCTCTCTTTCACGCCGCTGTTTAGCCTCTATCCATAAAGACATAGTCACCGCTTTGTAATATTGATTTAGTCGATCTTTCTCTTGCTGGATCAAAGCGTCATACTCTTTAACAACGGCCGCTTTGTTACCAGCGTCCATAGCGACTTTAGATCTTTTCTTAAATTCATTGATCTTTCCATAGGCGGCTATTTCAGCAAACCTAGCGGCGGCTACGCCAGTTTCAGTACATTGCTTGCAAGATCTACCCTTTGAATAGGGCACCAGCGGTTCTGGGTTATTACCCTCAGCGTATCCAGTCTTTTCCTCTGGTAATATGGGCTCTTTGCAAAATACACAATTATGTTTTACTTCTTTAATATCTGTCATAGTTTTACTCCTTATTAATGTAGCCATGATTTATTTTCCATTTGGACGCCGTATCATCTATAAATTTAAAAGCGTCTTGAATAGATGAATTAAACCATTTCGATCTATCCCTACTTGGACAATCTTCGTCGGCGTGATCTGAAACAGTTTGTAAATGATTGAGTGCTAATTTTAAATCAAATAAAACTTCATCATGTTTAAACAAAAGCTCCTCATATTTATCTGCCATAGTTTTACTCCTTAGTTAGTGACAATCTCTTATACTATACACAATAAAAAAGGCCAGTCAATTACAACTGGCCTTTTCTTTATTTACGGCGGCGGCGGTCTATTCTGCTTCTGTATTCATCATACTTTGATCCATACATAAGACGGCCGAACCAATCAATTAAAAATAAAATCTATATCACCCCCTTTCTAATCCCATAGATCCCAAGCGTCACACGCTTCCAGACGCAAAGGGGTCTTTCTACCTTTCACGCCATGAAGAACCAGCCTACTTTTGGTTTCTATCCATAGTTTTGCGCCGCATGGTCTTGGTCGATCTGGCCTGTAAACCATACGCGCACCAGCTGGCAACTCAACTTCCATACAATATTTAGTCTGCGTTTTCTGCCGCCTTGTTTTCTGATCCCAGTATTCATACTCTACACGAACTACGGGCTCACGTTCTTCGCGCTTATTATTGCGCTGGATAATGTTTTTATTTATGTGGATAATTTTCATTACTCACCCCCCAAGAACGTACCAGACCCATCATAGGATATTTTAGAAATATCTATTTGCTTTAAAATATTATAGATCTCTAAAGCATCAGTAAGCTGGCTTTCAGAACTTTTATATTTCTCAAAGATCTCAGGGTTAGATAAAGTCTTCATATCTATCTCTGCATCAGAACTTACGGATATTTTTTGTAAGATCTTTTTCAGGTCTGCTTCTCTTAAACACAAACCCTCAAACTCAATATTATAATAATGCTCAGTCATTAAACCCTCCAAATGGTATTGCGTTGCAGTACATATCACAACCAATGTTGTATATCTGATCCTTATCAAATCCTCTCAGTAACAAAGAAACTATCTTACGTCGGGATAAAGGCGTTTTTAAAAACCCATAAGCGGCAAAGTATCTTTGCACCTCATCAATACTCAATATCAAAAAAATTTTACTGCGTTTTGTCATAGTTTTCTCCTGTCTAGTTAGTGACAATATCCCATAGATAAACTATTAGACTGGGCAAATCAAGTAAAAAATTTTATCCCATTGAAAAGGTTGTCTACATTTAAACTCTGGCTTGACCTTATCCAGACCGTCCATCTTCAGATCTACAGCGTCAGATCCCTTAAACAAATAGATCTCTGCTACATCAGACGGCGTGGGTTGTTTCTTTACCAGCACCCAACACGAACCCTTCCCGTGTCGGGTCAGCCAAGCTACTTGTGACGGACGTAAGTCTACTTTATTAGTGGTAGTATATTTGAGCTCTACAAAATGAAAAGCACCCAGCTGGTCACACATTAACAGATCTGGAATACCAGATCCCACCCAGTTTTCAATTCTGGTTAGTATCAGTTTGTAATTCGACCGACTCGCTGCTTCCTTTACTTGCTTGTAAAATCCGCTCTCTCGCTTTATTGCGGTTGCTGGTATTTTCTTCAGGTGTGATGTCGATTGTGACTGGGGCATAACTATTTTTAATCTCCTCTAATGCTTTCATTACTTCTTCCTTAGACATACTGTCTATGCTCCCGTGTCGTATTTCTGATTTATTAACGTAGATGTCCCCTTGCGCCATGCCTCTGGCTTTCTCCGCCATAACAGCCGCAGAGTAAGCGCCGTTCTGAAGCGCCAGATCACGGATAGTTTGCAGATCACGGATATGCCTGTGAAATGTAATCCCGTACTTCTCGTCCAGCTCTCGCCTATATTCTTTGATAGCATGACATACGTGTGGTGATATTCTGGGGTTAGTGAGCTCATACGCTCTAGTATGAGCAGAGCCAACAGAGTATCCAGCATTAATTGCCGCCTCTCTAAATGTTATCTGCCCGTCCTTACTCACCAGCTCTTTCACAAACAATTCTTGCTTTCGAGTTAAAGGGCTATGTATGTCAGCTGGTCTTCTACCGCGTGTTTCGTATTGTATTCCTGATTTAGTGGGTCTGCGTCTTGCCATGTGTTAATCCAGTTAAAAAGGTCTAGTTCGTTATTTCTCTATATACTATAGACACAAAATAAAAAAAATAAAAAACCATTTACCCCCCCATTAAGGAACATTTGTTAAATAACTTTGTAGTTACACTATGAATAACAGTAGTGTAACCAAATATGTAACCATGAAGTCCTTATAATATAAGGGTTTTATAGCAAAGTTACACGGTTACACCAGTTACGGCATTTTTTTTCAAAAAATATTTTTTTATTTTTAGCTCTATATAATATAGGCAAATAACTACAACAAGTGCCAAGAGTTCCGAAAACGACCATCATTATGCTCTTTTTGCTTCTTGAGCATCTGTTCAGCATCTTTGCGATTTGTCACGTTATTCGTGATCCGATGTCCAGCCGCCTCGATATAATACAAGCGTTTATTGTCAAAGCCTTTTATTTCTTTGATGACAAACTTATCCAACGGACATTTGGTGCAGCAGTTCTTTTACTTGTGTGGCGTCGCTACATTCTTTTAATTTTTTCTTATAAAAGGTTGATGTAAACTTTGGCAGCTCCCTGTCAAAACGTTGCTGCGCCATGATCTCATCTTTCTTTCTACACTCCAGCTCATAAAAGAGCTCGTCATTTTCTAGCTTAAAGGTCTTTTCCTCAAAAGCTTCGTCACGCAATCTGCAAA